CTGAACAAAATTCAGACCCCATCATAGCAGATAACATTGGGTTTCCACCATTACCAAAACGGTAACGACGACTGGTAACGCGACGGCGACGACGTTTACCAAACGTCGTCGTCTTAGGTGGCGGCTTCACCCAATTCCAACCTCCGAGTTTTGCAGCAACGCGTCGTTTAACCTCGCGTTTAGCCTCGATATCACGGATTCGATCAGCGCGCTCACCAGCGCGTGCATCGAATTGTTCTACTACATCCTGTAGTTTTATACCTTTAGGTTTTATATGAAGTTTTTGACCAGAAACTTCGTTAACTATGTCATATTTTTTACTACTAATTTTACCAGTTTTTTTGTCTTTAACATAACCTTTTAATCTACTCTTTTCTTCATCATTTAAAAGACTAAGTCTGTCTTTAGGACTTATCCCCATAAACCCAAGTGTAGTATTATATTTTGCTGCTTCTCGTTGATTTGGTGTCATATAATAATATTTACGCCCTGCATACCCTGCTCCTGCAAGTGTTGCTAATCCAAGAGCACCAGCACCTGCTCGTTTTATATTTGTACCATGTCGTTGCCAAAATGAACGTGGCATTGGCATTGGTGCACGTGAAACCATTCTACCACGTGGCATTTGTTTACGTTTAACTCCAAAACGAGACCTACTTCCAAAACGCATTTTTATAATTGAACGAATTTTTCTTGCACATTGTTTTTTAAGATCGGTTGTGCGTTTATACACACGTTTGCTACCAGATTTTCTAGTTACTTTAATACCATATCGTTTACACATTTTAACAAGACTTTTAGCGGGTTTTGCAATTTTACGTACGGTTTTACGACGAACTGTTTTACGACGAACGGTTCTTCGTTTGCGTCCAAAACCAAAAAAATTAAATGACATTTCTTTTAGTTTGTATATTCTTTAACAAAGAAATTAATTTTCAAATTAATTTTAATTAAATTAAATTAAAAATTAAATTAAAAAATTGAAAAAACCTTTTCTTTAAAAAAAAGTTTTAAACTTTACAATTTTTACGATAAAAACTTCTTATTATATTCATTGCTTTTTGTTTATCAAGTGTTTTTTTTCCAAAATTAAATACTTGTTGATGAGGTGTAACATTATAATGCCCAAATCGTTGTTTACCAAATTTTTGTTCACTAACAACTTCAGATGCTATTTGTGATGTTTCTTGTAATGTTTTTTCAGCACCTGGTGGGATTATTGTTTTAAATTGTTCAACTGTTTGTTGAACTTCTTGTAATTTATTAGCGCCTTGAGCAACTGCATCTGCGGATTTTCCAAGTGTATTTGCTGCTCCACCAAACATTTTTCCTGCTCTAGAAAGCATACTTGCTTTTTCTACCATATTTGTAGTATTACCTGCTGTAGCCAATAAAGCAGATCCTGCCATAATTGTTTCAGTAGCACCTGCAGCACCTGCCGCACCCGCTGTACCTGCCGCACCTGCTGCTGCACCACCTGCTAACATTGCAGGTCCTGCTACAGCTATTAATGGTAATGCAACTGCTGCTACCACTAATCCTCCTATTAATTTTTTATGATTTTTAGCAAATGTAACTCCTTTTCCCGATGCACCTTTAATTTTTTCTTTTAAAGATAATTCTTTTTGTTCAGTTGAAGGTGGTTCATCTACCCCAAATTTATTATTTTTTAATTTTACTTTTTTTTTAAGTTGTTTTAAAAGAACACAAATAGATTTTTTAATTTTTTTACCATTTTTTTTTGTAGTTAAACGAATATTATTTTGTTTACATAATACTTTAATTTTTTTATCAACTTTTTTTAATCTTTTAACTTTTTTAACTTTTTTAACTTTTTTAACTTTTTTAATGAGTATAGTCATTTACTTATTAATAATATTTTTAATTTTTTAATAATATTTTTAATTTTTTAATAATATTTTTAATTTTTCAAAAAAATATTTATTTAATGAATAATGTTCAAACAATAAAAGTACTTTTTTAGTATCCATTGGTTTAAATTCAAATGTATTGTGTATATCGTAATTTTCATTTTGAGTAAAAAGTGACCGCGCTAATGTGTAATTAAAATTTTCAGGAATAATAATATTTTCAAAATTATCAATAGAATTCCATTTTTTAATAAGTTTTAATGCATTTATTGGTCCAATTTTAGGAATTGTTGAAGTATAATCACAACCACAAAGTATACAAAGATCAATAAATGAATTATAACTTAAATCAAGATCAAACAGGATTTTTTTAAGATTATATAATTTTTCACCAAGTATTACTTCATTTGCACCAAATGTTAATGCGTCTGTATCTTCTGTAAGGACGTAATCAACTAATCCATTTTTTTGTAAATATGCACATGTTTCTTCAGATTCTGAAACTGCTTTTAAAAAAGGAATCCCTAAAGAAGTTAAAAATTCCATAACTTCATCCGAATGAAATTTTTTAACAATTAATATATTTTTTTCTATATTTCTGATTTGATTATTGATTTTTTTAATTTCTTTAACATTTTCATCTTCATTACCGGTGTCATCGATATATTCTTCTACATTAAACATTAATTCTTCAGGTTGTTTAAGATCATTTCTTAATAAAATAAGTTCATTAATTTGTTCTTTCATTTTTGTACGGGTATTTATTCTTTTATCGAGTGTATTTTTTTTTGCTTCTGGAGGAGGTCCGTCAAATATAAATATTGGAATTATACCTTTTTCTAAAAAATCAATAATTTTATATAAAAATCCTTGAATATGGAAATTATCTTCAGAATATGTATAACGAAATTTATAAAGAAGGATACTTGAATCAATTGCTAATTTTTTATTATACAAACTTGGTTTATCTGAAATTGCATCGGGTGCATGTTTTTGTATAAGTTTTTTTAAATTTTTTATACCCATTTTAAGTATATTTTAAATTTATTTAAGTTTAATTTTTTAAATAAATTTAAACTTAAATAAACTTAATAGTTTATTGTTAATTTTCTTCAATAAATAATGGTTTAATGTCAGGTTCTTCTAAAAATAAACAAATTTTTTCTTTTTCAACTTTTTCAATTTTTTTTTTAGTATAACTTTTTTTAATTTTATAATTAGGGTGTGATTCAATTCCTTTTTCACGACAATTTATTACCGAATCCCAGAATTCTTTCATTTTTGGTAATTGTGATATAAACCAAATACGATCACGTTTAATTTCAACTATGTTAATGATATAATCATTATCACTATTACCAGGAATAAATTCTATAAAATGTGCAAGTTCAAGATCACAAATTTCTAAATTTAATAAAACTTGTGAAAGATAATGATGTGGAACTTCACCCATAACAATTTTACGAGTTAAAGGACATTTTACTTCTAAAAGTATACCATCGGTTGTAATACCATCAGGTGAACCTCCTAACCAATTATAATCTGGGTGGATTAAAAGTCCAAAAGATAATACTTCTTTATTTTTTATTTCACAATATTTTTCAATCGCAATGTCTTCATAATGGGTTCCCCATTTTGTAGCAGCATTTCCAATAAATGGTTTTGGATTTACTGCACATTTATCTTGAAGTAATGTCCACGGTGTTTTATAAGAGTTTTCTCCTAAAACAGTTGGCATATCACTTGCTGTAATTGCATTATTTCTTTGTTCAAACCATTCTGGACTACGTTGTTCAAACTGTGGAAGTTGAAGTAATTTTTCAACCTGATGATGGACTATTGCCATTTTTTTTTTAATTTTAATTTATTCTATTCTTTAAATTAAAATTAAAATTTAAAATTTAAATTAACATTAACCCCATTGCTGCGTAATTATGTAAATCAAGTAATGTATCTTTTAATGATTCGTTGTCAATCAAAGTTATACCATTTTTAGTAATCGAAAGAAGTCTTTGAATTTTATCTTCAATTCTTGTTAAAATACCAATAATACCAAATTTAGCAAATGCATCTCCATAATCTTTATTTTTTTTAGTAAAAAGAATTAAACCATTTTTTTGTATTTTTTTCATTTCTTCAACACGATCCATTTTTTTAAAAATTGTATTTTATAAAATCAGAAATCTTTAAACGACGTTCTTTATTATTATCATTTCTTAAAATAATAATATTTTTTTTACCTATTTTAATAAGTTTACCTTCTTTTTTTAAAGAAAATTTAACAATGTCGCCTTTTTCAAAAGTTTTACCATGGTAAATTAAACTTTCACTATCCATTTCTAAACCAATTGGTAAATTATTTTTTAAAATTGATTTTTTTGGTTCTTGGTAATGTTCTTGGTAATGTTCTTGGTAATGTTCTTGTTCAGGTTCTTGGTAAAAATAGTGTTCATCAGGTGGTGGTAATTTTGGTTTATTTCCTATAAAGATGCGATCTACGTTTTGTTTAACATTTATTTTTTTTCCAAACTGGGGAATATGTACAATTTTTAAAGTTTTTTTTTTGTTTTAACAAGACCGTATTTTTCACATTGTTTCATTAAGTTTTTAAATACCTGCCCAGAACGTTTAATTTTTCTACCACTAACAGGGTTTCTTGATTTATTTTTTAAAAATAATTTACAAACTTTTTTAGAATACCTAGCACCAAACGCGGTAAGTCCAGTTAATGGACTTTGAAAAATTCCTTCAGAAAAGGTTGGATAACTACTTGTCAAAGAGAGTTGATAAGTTAACGGACGATTATCTTTAACCATTGTACCAATTTGTCCCCCTATTGCATTAATTGGATACCCCCACGCAGATGTTACTCCAGTTGGCATTCTTTATTCTTAATAATTATTTTTTTTTAATTATAATTATTAAAATAATAATAATTAAAATAATTAAAATAATAATTTTAATATTACAAAAAATAAAATTTAAAATAGTACTATCTAAACTATTCCAACTTTTGCCTTCTATAGGAGTTAAGTAATGATTATTATTTCTGTCACACATTTTAATATTGCATACATTACAATTTGAATTTACAATATTATATAAAATTTCAATATAATTTAAATTTTGTTTAGCAATATTATTAATTAAAAAAGGACCTGTGTTATTCATTATTTCAAAATGTTTAGTAATTTTTTTATAAAACGGCAATGGTTGTTTCATTTGTTCAATACATTTTAACCAAAATTCAGAACTTTTTTGCGAAACTAAAAAAGAATTTGTAAATATATTATGTGTATTAGTTGATTTTATTAACCCAACTTCTTTATTTAAAATTAAATTGTCAAATGTTTTATTACAAATATAATCAAGATCGAGATAAATACCTCCATAAAGATACAACACACAGTACCTAATTGCATCTGCTCTTTGAATAGGATATTTAAAAGAAATAAATGTTTGATAAAAATCTGGAAAATTATTTTTTACAATGGTATCATTATCAATATCTGTTAAAAGAGTATATTTCCAATTTGGATTCATGCTTATAACACTTTGTTGTCCTTCTTTCCAATTTTCAGGTACATCTTTAGTTTTCCATGTTTGAAAAATATTTCTTGGAAAATTCATTTATTTAAATATTATTAATATTAATATTAAATATATTAAATTTAATATTAATATTATTAATAATATTAACAAAAATCCCTACTTATACTCAATTATGGAACCAAAAAAAAATTTATAACTAATTTATTTTCTTTGTGGAATTTTCCAATCTTTACCATAAAGATAATCTTCACCAGGTACATTAAATTTTGTATTTAAAAATGTAATTTGATAAATATTATTAAGGTATCTTAAATTGTATCATAATTGAATTAAAAAAAAATAATTTTTCTTCACAGATTTGTACATTTAATGAAATTAATTTTTTTTATTTAAAAGTTTCTTATTAAAAAACGATATTTTATTTTAATTATCTTCTCTAACTTTTGGTGCCAAACAGTATTGAAGTTTACCAAGGTTAGCAACGTTGTATTCAATAACCAATGGGTAATTCATTTTTAAAAAGATTTCAACGGTGCTACATAAATTTGTACTTTTAGTAAATGAATTAAGATACTTCAGGTCGAATGCTTCGGATACATTTTGATTTTTTTTAGAAAAAATTAAACCATTTTGTGCTTCACCAATAATAATTTTTTGAGTTGCAAAATCACCATTAGATTCTAAAATAAATTTAGATTCAGTATTACTTATTGTTACTTGGTTACTAATTATACTAAGGTCTCTACAATATTTTTGAAGATCGACTGAAGGCATTGATATTACCGAATCGTAAGAAATATCTGGAATTTCAAGTTTTTCTTCAGAAATATCAAGCATTTTTAAATATGATTCCATAACTGTATTTTTTTCTTTATTTTCGATTCTAATTCCAAGTTCATTGGTATTACATTTTTTAATAAAAAGAGTTAAAACATCACTGTTACCAACGGTTTTTAATAATTTAAAAAAATAAATCATATTAATTCCACACATTTGTTTTTTATCACAAAAGTATTCTTCAAAATTATCTTTAAGAAGTCTTACATAAACAAGTGCTACGCGTGCATTATCCATAGTCATGATTTTAAATCCATTTGAATCAAAAAAAATATTAATATCGGTAAGAACTTCTTTTAATGATTCAATAAGTATTTTAATACTCTGTGATTGTACTGTTTTAATATAAAGTTGATAATCATCGATATTCATTTTTTTAATTTTTATTAAATTTTATTAAATTCATTTTTATATATTAACTTATATTAACTTAAAATGAATAAAATGAATAAAATTAATGTAATATATAACGATGATTCAACAAAATATGAAAAATTAAAAAAGTTATATTCTACTGGTATATACTTACAAAAATTTATGCCATATTTTTTTACAAGATATGTTACAAACCAATGTGCGTTAAAATTTTGGAATAATTGCACATATAGCGATAGGAGCAACGTGTGTTGGTTCTATAATAATGAAAAATAAAAAAATATTTAATATAGGTGATGAATTAGGAAATTATCAATATGGTGGGTCTACAAATATAGTTTTAATTAATAATAATTATATAAATTTATCTGAAAATCCATTATTTGATAAAATATTTATAAATTCAAATAATAAAAATTCTGAAACATTTTGTAATATTTTTGATATATTAATTCAAAATCCATCAATAGTTAATAAAGACATAACTAACGTGACAAATAATTTAAAAAATCATTTAATGACATTATAAATAAATTACATTTTTTGGTAAAAAATATTTTACACCATGTGTATAAAATATTTTAAAAGATATATTATTTAAATTAATATTAAATGTATCATTAATATTTAATATATTTTCAGGTGTAATAAATTTATTATTTATAAATAATTTAAAATAATTAGTAAATAAAACGGATTCATCAAAATAATTAAGATATTTTAATTTACAATTTATAATATTACAATTATAATTACTTTTAAATAAATTACAAATTGGTATATATTTATTACAATAATTAATAAATTCTTTACCATCAATTGTGTAATAAATATAAATATCTAAATGACCAAATGATTTAAATGTTTTTATATCAATATCAATAATATATTTACCATCGTTATTTTTAATTTTAAAAAAATCATTTAATGAATAATTAACTATTTCACAATTTTCAATTTTTTTATTTAAAAAAGTAACAATGTCCTCACCAAGGTCTATCTTAATAATTTGTTTTTTATCATGGTATATCCACCCAGGTTGTACTTTTGATTTACCCGGATAATCTGGAAAAATTTTATCAAATTTTATTTTATCAGTTATTTTTATAACAAAATAAACTGAGTTTACTTTAACTTCTTTAATTTTATCAATTTTATTATCACCAGAAAATATACTTCCTGTAAAAAACCCTCCTGTAAATTTATGCATAAACTTTAATTATAAATTTATTTAATTTTTAAGTAAATTTAAAGAATAAACATTTAAAATAAAAAAAAATGGATAAAACGGATGAAATGGATGAAATGAATAATATTGAACTTATTAACATTATTAAAAAAAAAAGAGGTAGAAAACCTAAAAATTCTTCAATTGAGGAAATTGTAATTATTGAGAAAAAAAAGCGTGGTCGTAAAAAAAAATATGAAATTGAAAATTTTGATAAAATTGTTAATAGAGAACATATAAACAATTTTAATCATAATGTAGTATATTCGGATGACGAAGAACTTGTAGATAATCAAGAAAATATTAAAAATATATCATTTGGTAATTTAAATATAACAGTAAGTCAAAAAAATATATCAGAAAATATAAATATATGTAATTATAAAGGATTACTTACAAATTCAGTTAATTCAACACAATTAATTAATGAAAATGAATTAGAATCAGATGAAGAAAAAGAAATATCAATTGAAAATATTCTTGGTAAAGAACGTTTTTATAAAGAAAATAAAAAATACATAACAGATTTTTCAGAAAATATTAAAGACCAGTCATTAAAACGTATGCGTGTTGTTACTTGTTTAAATAATATTATAACTGACAATGAATGGCCAATTGATTGTAATATATGTTGTTGGTGGTGTTGTCATAAATTTGAAAATATTCCATGTACGTTACCAACTAAATATGACCCATTAAGAAAAAGGTTTACTTTTACTGGTATATTTTGTTCATGGAATTGTTCAAAAGCATATAATTTAAATATGTCTGATTATAAAAAAATTGAAAGAAATGGTCTTATAACATTTTTACTTCAACAATTATATGGTATAGATACTGCTATAAGA